TAAGATGGGTGTAATTACTTAAAAAGAAAAAGGGATAGACAAGTATATGATCCCCCTTAATCACGAAAATGTCATGATGATCGCCACAGCAGTATGTGTTGTAGGTGTTATTTTCCTACTTCGAGAGCTTAATAAGACTCGTGAGGAACTCTACGAGCTTCGTGATTTCTCAGAGGATGTCATGGAAAAGCTTAATTCCATCGATGGAGACGGGAATGACGATAATTTGTCGGAAATGACCCCAGAAGAGGAAAAAATGATTGAATAAACATATCCGCATATTATAACTTGCGAATGAGCAATGAAAAAGTACAAGGCGATTGCAATACCGGTTAGCTTTGTCGACGGCAAGCCGAGATTCCTCACTGTGAGAGATTGGAGATTCAAGGAATGGATATTTGTCACAGGAGGATGTAGAAGACGAGAAATTTACAACCCGATTCGTTGTGCTCTTAGAGAACTGGAAGAAGAGACTAGGGGGGTTATATCACTAAAAAATGGACAGTATACCGAGTTTAAGTTTATACATAAAGAGAGTCCCACAGTTGATTTGGAATATAACGTCTTTATATTCTTCGTCAACTACACCAGGTCTCAGCAAAATGAATTCGTACGAAGATTCTATGAAGAAAAGCAAAAAACATCAGTAAAGAAGGCACTCCACCAACCGTATAAGAAAACGTATGACGAGAATGACTTTATGAGTTTTGATACTCTAGAAGAATACAATTCACGTAAACGTTGGAAATTGATAGTGGACAACGTGATTAAAAATCCAGAGTTTTACTCATGCATAAGTTCTCACAATAGAAAAACCTTCTCTATAAAATAATGAAGTCCAAGGCTTTCATCTTACACCAGATCGGAGAGTTACTCGATAAGAATAGAGGAATGTGTGAAGATGAAATTGTTCAGTGGAAAGAAGATAACAAGGATAAAACTGTGTATGAACTTCTAGTTATAAAGAAGGATTTAGCAGAAAAAAAAGTATACCAAGATGTTTCATTTATGAAGTGGTTTAGAGATGACGACCAATAAATGGATATGTTTAAGAGTTGGTGTGCGTCTCAAAAATTTGATAATGCATCCAATCTATCACATGTGCTCATGGACGGAGGAAAACTCTCTGTGCCATTTGATAGATTGAACGAATTCTATGAAAGATACATAGAAGCTATCGGTACGAATGAAAAGTTGTTCGTCGTGGAACAAAAGACTCCAACCTATAACTTCTTCATAGACATTGATTACAAGGACAATGAGTCACTCTCAATTGAGGAGATCAAGTCCATATGTAAAGTCATATGTGACAAGGTGAAACGCCATGGTGGCAAAAATTGTCTCATATCTGTGTCACCTCCAAAGAGTGTGGGTGACTTAATTAAGACTGGGGTACACCTGAACTGGCCAGACTTCGTTGTAGATCAAAGCTCTGCGATTGCTTTGAGAGATCATGTCCTCGTGGCGCTATCCAAGGCTAAGGGTTCATATGACTGGAATGATATCGTGGATTCATCTGTGTATGGCGATCTTCAGAGAAGGACAAAGGGAAGTGGATTTAGGATGCCATGGTCGTATAAGAAAGCTAAACACGACGCATGTGGTGGACAGGGATGTTCTGGTTGTGAAAACGGTAAAGTGAACCAATTGGCCTATCTTCCAGTTTTCATGTATACACCGGAGCCGTTGAGTACAATTATTCGTGTACCACCAACACCAGATGTCAAAGTCCTAAAGATGTCTGCGGTTCGCACAGATGCTCCTCAGACTACATTTGTTAAACCACCTTCTGTCCCTATGAGGGAGGGTGCATTTACTGAAGATGAAATTAAGGATGAACTTCAGGATGAAGAACTCAAATACATGATACAGTCTTTTGTTCAGAAGAATCTCGAGGGGCAATCCACTGCTTACATTACTAAAGTTTTCAAACACAAAAATACATTCCTAGCCGCAACGAATTCAAACTATTGTGAAAATCTGAGAAGAGAGCACAACTCAAACCACGTCTGGTTCATCATCAGTGGTAAACTCATCATACAGAAGTGTTTTTGTCGTTGTGAAACTCTCAGGGGACGGAAAGATGGTTTCTGTAAAGACTTCTGTGGTCGTCGCCATGAACTACCGAGTCCAATAATCAATAAGTTGTATCCCAAAAAGGAAGAAATCCAAAATTGCCCAGAAATCAAGAAATTCGTTGAAAAACCTCAACCTAAACAGACGGAGATAAGACCCCTATTACAGAGGTTTGTTCGGAAATTTATGGATAACCAGTTGGACACTACAATTGTAAGTGTCAAGAGAAACAAAACTGAATACGTAGCCCTCACAACTTCAATGTATTGTGAATCTATCAAGGGAGAGCATACGGATCACGTGATGTCTTATATCATCAAGGGTAATAAAATAACACAAAAATGCCCGATTTGTAAAGGCAAGAAGAATATGGCTAGAACACATCAAATTATCGATAACAATCTCGTAAAACTACTTAAACAATAATACGGAGTACTAGTAAATGGTTATAGTTACTCGTACCCGTTCAGGAAGACATATAAAGAAACCTACTCTATTCCAGCCCACGGAAAGTGTTTTAGAAGATGATTATGGTACGGATGAACATGATACTGACATAGATTCCGAATTGGACACAGATGATGAATTATACGACGAGGATAGTGAAGAGGAATATGAGGAAGACGCAGACGAAAATGGTAATCTCAAAGACTTTGTGGTAGATGATGAAAGTGAAAGTGAGGAAGAAAGTGCTTAAAAAAAACCGTTTATATATTAGAAAATGGAAACTGATATTGGTAACCCCATTGAATATAACCCCGTTCTTCAAGAAGTTCCAGAGGAGAAAGATGAAAGTAACGAGAAACACTCCGAGGAGTATTACTTTCATCCGTCTGAATATCCACAACCCCCACCACCTTATCAAGGTCAGGAATCTTTTGATTTATTCAAGAATGTTGATAAATCAACTTGGATCATAGCGTTTGCTGTATTTTTACTTGGCTTTTTTATGGGGAAAACCATGCAGCCAGTTATCCTCAGGTACACTTGAGAATGGAACAAACTTTCCTATATTACCAACTTTTGGAGGTATGAAATGATTAATAAAAGGATCCCTGTACGTATCCTTAATAAAACCAGCAGTAGTACTGGCTTCAGGTTCCTTAACCTTTTTCTTCTCCTTTTTGTTTTCTGGGGTCATCCCCTCAAAAAACAAAATAAAGAAAGCACTGACGAGAATGATTGTTACGATCGTACCAATCATTTAGTATTAGTTATGAAAATTATTTACTTGGAAGAAACTTCGGGCTCGCCTTCATCCTTGGATTCCTCAATCGTAGCCTCAGTAGAAGCAGCAGCTTCCTCACGCTGCTTCTGACGGTCCTTCATCTCTTGGTTAACAATCTCATCAGCCTCCTTGACGAGATCCTCCATATTGGCATCAGGCTTCTCCTTCTTGAGACGCTCTAGAACCTCAGCTGGGTGAGAGATGGGAGCCTCATCGGGTTTCGTGTAGAAGGTGGAGTTGTCATCACCAGGGGCAAAGCCACTCTTGTCAACCATACCCTGTTTACGTTCGTTAAACATACGAGCAGCCTGAGCCTGATTCTCCTTGTAACCAGTCATGATCTCCTCAAGTTTATCATTGGTATAGTGAACATCCTCAATCTTAGAAGAGTCGGGTGGAATGAGAAGCCACTTGTACATGTCAACGACGTAGATGTCGAACGTGGGATCCTCCTTCTGCAGACGCTTGGCGTGGTTCGCAGCTTCATCGCGGTTCGCGAAAGTTCCTCGGATCTTGATACCAAACTTGTCATTCTTCTGAGGGCATTCCGGTCCAACGATAGAAAGGCAAGCGAAAACCTGACCAGGTACAGTTGTATAATCTTGTTCAAGAGACATTATAGCTTTTGAACGTTTGTAAACTTTAAGCCCTAAGTAGAGAATTAAAGATATGAAACTATCATGAATTATGGAAGAGATTCGTAAAAATCACAATGACGCCAAGAGGGAGCTTATCCAGAGTGTAACAAAGAGTAGTCAGCACATTCTTGATGTCGGGTGTGGTTTTGGGGGTGATTTACAGAAGTGGCACAAGTGTGGAGCCAATATCAATATGTGTGACCCAGAACCCACGGCTCTCGTTGAAGCCAAGTCTAGGGCAAAAAATATGCACATGCGGGTGAATTTTTACGAGGGTGACATACACAATTGTCCAAAGCGAAAATTTGATGTTGTCTGTTTCAACTTCTCGTTACATTACATCTTCAAGACTAGGGATCTCTTCTTCAGTTCAATCCATGAAATCCGAAAACGCGTAAAACCAGGTGGACTTTTGATTGGTATCATCCCAGATTCAGAAAAGATCATATTCAAAACACCATTACAGGATGACATGGGAAACTTCTTCAAACTCAAAGATCATGGGAATGGTGGATTTGGTGAGAAGTTGTTTGTACACCTGACAGATACCCCATATTACGCAGAAGGACCCAAGTCGGAACCGGTTGGGTATAAAGACCTATTGGTTACACACCTAGAGGAGCTTGGTTTTAAATTACAACTTTGGGAGGGTCTTCGAGGTAACCCAATCTCAGAGTTGTACAGTAAATTTATCTTTGCCTATACTAGATGATACCCTTTCTAGTATTGATCGTGATCAACCTGATCATACTTTTCATGATACGTGAACCAGAGAATTTCACAGAAGTGAAAAAGAGGTACAAAATTCTCAGAGAACATATTGAGAAAACGAACAATGAAAAGTTTCGTGTATTGATACACCCAATTCCCTTGACAGCACTGAGGAAGATGTCAGGAACTGTGGGTTACAATGTCAACAAAGGGGCGGACATAACCATATGTATAGATGGTGAAGTGAATGAGATTATGCATGTGTTGATTCACGAGCTTGCGCACAGTACGGTGCCCGAATGGACACATTCTGAAAACTTCTGGAATAACTTCATGGAGTTAAGGGGGATATGTGAATCTATAGGAATTTATACTAGATTACCAGACAAGACCAAATTCTGCGGTCAATACATTCAGGATAAATAAAATCTCGTAATAAGATAAATGCAAACTCCTGTTAATGATATGTTAGCAGCGATTTTTTCGTGGGTTGTGTTCTATGCGGTTACACAAGTCCCCAAGCACACTGATAACTACTACGCAAACCTAATCTTCTTAACCGTTATTATTCCAAACGCCGCTCGTGCCATTGTTGGTGATATTCCCCGTCTCGCAGTCGATCGCTCTTTCTTTGCTATGGCGACCCTTTTCGCGCTTATCATCACCTTCGCTATTAACGAATGGTGGAAGCGTTCTAAGGATACTGTCAAGAATTTTCATAAGAGTGATAGAAGGAAGCATTTGGAGTTGAACGGTGTTTTAGCTACCGCTTTCATTGGCGGTGCTTTACTTACGTACTTCAGTGGTATAGATAATTCTATCTATAACAACATGATGCAGGCTTAATTCCTGATAATGTAGCTCTTCGCAAAGAAGAAGATGAGAGCGGCTACTCCTCCAGTAGTCGCTAAACCAACCATACTTCTACCCCCTTGTTCGTTAAGGAACTTGGGGATAGAGGTCGCGAGACGATCCTGAATAGGCTTGCTAACAGCGATAGCCGTACAAACAGCTACAACAAGAGAAGTAAGCTGATCATCGGTGAGATTGAGAGGATTTTTGCTCTCAGGAGCCTCCTCCTTAGTTTTTTGGGAGGGGGAGGGATAAGCAGCTTGAGGTTGAGCAGCGACCATCTGAGGCATAACACCTTGTACCCTGGGATCCTCGGTCATCGCGGGTGGTTCCATCATAATGTCATTAATGGGTGTAGAGTCCATCGTGTCTTTATTTGTACCCACATTTTTTTCCTCTTGTTTAAACGCTGTAGAAGGTTTATCTTGGGTCTGTAATGGTACCATACCTTCACCGTCGTCGAAGAGATTCATAGTGTACACGTGTTCGGAAGACATGTTATTATAATCGTATGTTTTCTTGAAGTGTTAAGTGACGCGCCTATTTCTTTTTCGTAATCGTGAGCTTGGTTTTCTTCGTCGTCTTTTTGGCGTCCTGTTCCATTTGATTTATATGCTTTGGATTGTACATCTTTTTATGCATATTCCAAAGTTGAGGGCTACCAACCCTGAAATTTTTCCGAAGAGTTGCTTTGTACCAAAATACACAATCCTGAATCTTGTTAGACTTTACAGTATTGTCTAACACGAGGCATTCGTAATTTTCCGTACAAGCGTCCATCACCTTACAAAACATATCGAAAGAGGGAAATATACCAAAAAAGGATTTGTACAGCTTCTCTCGATTCTGAATGATATTCTCCCTGAGAATGAACACGTAATCCACATTAGCACGAAGAGCTGGTGGTAAGTCCATGACATATTGCATCGTCAGCATGAAGAAGATCTTCCAGTGACGACCATTCATGAAACATTGTCTAATACATGTATCTTTTAGGAATTTTGAGTCATACATACAGTCATCCAAAAGCATAAAAGCTCCACAATTTGTCTTTCCCCCACCCACCAGCTTTCTCTGTCTAGCCATAACCCTCTCTATAGCCTCTCTGTCGTAGTCGCCATAAACGAATAGGTCAGGAATGAATTCAGAATAAAAGTGATTTCCCTCTTCTGTCCCAGAAAGCACTATCCCCGCTGGTAAATGTTTCTTATGATACATAATGTCCTTAACTAGGGTTGATTTACCTGTATTACGCTTTCCTATGAATACACAAACCCTATCATCACTGATTGTCTCAGGTTTGAATTTCCTCAACTGAAGATTCATTCTAGTATAGCGTTCCGTTTTATTTACCAAAATTTTACTCATATACAGTAGGAATGGCTGGTCGATTAAGACTTGCTACATCAGGAATCCAAGATCAGTGGTTAACTGGTGAACCACAGTTTTCATATTTCCTGATGAATTTCAAGAGGCATACGAAGTTTTCGTTCGACTATGTAGAGAGCCAGTT